TCCTGCAACAGACTGGGCAGGGCATCTGTGGTCAGATGCTTGTCACGCCCATCCATGATCTCAATGCTTTTCAAGATGGCGTTGTAGATGGCTCGTTCTTTGCACCAGCGTTCAGTCTCATTGATCAACCACTGTGCATTTGTAGGCTCGGCTGTGAGCTCCTGTACCAGACCGTGTGCTGACTTGAATTGCTCTTCGCCCAGATTGGTTTTCTGCAGGGCAATGTCCAGCGCCTCGGCAGTGGGACAGGCATTGTAGTCCGATATAAACCTATGGATACATTTAAAGACTTCGCGGTCCGAGATGTCACCAAAGTATTCAGGCTTCAAAAAAGGAAATACACGACGCATGTAGGCCTCGTCGTGTATCAGATTCCTCAACACAGTTTGTTCAATGCGATCCAACATCATCTCCTAGGTTCAGATACTCTCTTAGTATGTGTATTATTGTAGCAGAGCAGGCCTCGGAAGTCAATTCCAAGTTGCCATAGTGAGCCGTGTGAATCAAATCGTAGTGAAAATGAATCTTGACACCATCACCTTCGGGAATGAATCCCAGACGATCAAACCGAAATACCAGTCCGGCAAATGTGCCTTCCAGTATTTCAATGTTATAGTCGCCTTCGAAGACAGTTTCAACCAGCTGCCACTTAGGCGCCGGCGGCGTCGTATTCTTCGCCGATCTCGTCCATGCCCAGATCCTGGGTAAGGCTTGAGTTACTGATGCGATAATTGGTTTCAATATATTCACGGAAATCCTTGTTGGCTAATACTGGCAACCAGAACTCTTTGGTATAAGTATCCTTGATACGGTATTTCTTTTCTTCGCCTTTGATGCTGTACCAGCCATTACTAGGTTTAATGACGAACCCACCTTCCTGGGCAATGTCAAGTAATCCTGACCACTTGCTGATACCTCCCTCAAAACTGACTTCAACAGGTATGCGACTTTTCTCTCGGACATAGCGACTCTTTTCTACGTTGATGATAAAGTTGTAGCCTATCAGTTCCTGCCCGTCTTTTTCCTGCTGGCGGCCAATGATAAAGATGTTGTCGGCTGAATAGTAAATACCAGTACCACCACTTACAACGGCCTTGGGGAACATGCCCTGTTCCATGTAAGTATGATTGACAACAATCATGGGGATGTCTTTGATGTTCAGATGCGGAGTCACCATGCGGAACAGACTCTTCAACTGCTTGGCTCTGGTCATGTCTGCCACACTCTTGCCTTCCAGAGCATCGTCCACTTCCTTCTTAGAAGCCAGATTGCCCACCGAGTCAACAATGATGATAACATGATCGCCACGCTCAATGTTGTTCAACTGCTGCATGCTGTCATGCTTCAGTTGCTCAATATCGGTAATCGGAGTATGTAGTACTCGTTTGGTATCGATCCCGAAACTATCAAAATAAGACTGAGGACTACCGAACTCACTGTCATAAAAAAGTACAATCGCATCTTGATATTTGTCCATGTATGATTTTGCCAGCATCAGGGCAAAGGCTGTTTTAAAATGCTTGCTGGGTCCGGCAAATACGGTAAGGCCAGGTGCCAAGCCGCCATCCAGCTTGCCACTCAATGCTACATTGATCATGGGCACTGATGTTTGGATCAGGTCCTTGGCATTGAAAAATTTGCTGTCATGCATCACTGCAGTATCTTTGATGGTACTGTTCTTCTGTAACTTGTCTAATAGCTTATTGCTCATCTTCTATCACTCCTTTAAATTCGAACCAGACGCATATCTCATTCATGACTGCGTTTTCAATTTCTGCTTCCATCTGTTCACGGGTCGGGGCATCAGTATGCTTGAATGCCCGATTCATACCATAGCGTACTCCATCTTCAATGCATCGATCCAGCAGTTCATAGGTCTTGGGTATCATCATGAGAACAGATCCTCCAGGGTTGCTTGTGGGCTGGTATTCCATCCCAGCCCTTCAATGATGCCATTCAGGGGCTCGATAAAACTCTTATTCCACATTGTATTATAGTCTACGAATTTTGTCAATCCCAATTCCGGAGGCAATACACCGATAAAGCCTATGCAGTTTTCTTTGATGGTATTGGGTGTCATCAGATACAGGAACCGGATCTTCTCGCCTTCCTGAATCATCTGATACCGCTGATCCAGACCTTTTTCCTTGACATAATGATTGTGCAGCAGGGCTCCTCGCACATGCATGGGAGCGCCCTTGGCATAGATGTCGCTTCTGCTGCTATACTTGGCCAGGTTGTTTACTCCACGTGGGAACGATATCTCTTCGGGCGACAATTGGTCATATTTTGCACGAGCCTGAACGATGAAATCCTGTAGTGTGGCCTCATCTTTAGTAATGGCCACCGATACCGCTTCCTTGAGTAGCTTGCGAATTGCTTCTGGAGTTGACGAGCGCACGATCTCAAGGCCCATGACTTTGAGTTTCGGTTCAGCATATTGCACACCTTCGTTGTTATACACATTCAAGGCATAGCGCTTCTTGGCCACCCAGAGTCCGCGAGTGGCAATGGCTTCACGCTTGAACATGATCTTGTTGTCATAGGCATTGGTATATTCTGCTAGCAGACCACAGGCCCGGTTAATGGCTGGCGCAATCTTGTCTTCACAGATCCGATCCAGGATGGCCACAATCTCTTCATTGGTTTTGTCGGCATAGTACTTCTTGACCAGAGGGTCCAGAGTAATATAACAGCTATCAGTATCGGAATAAAAACTATACTTGAAGTCCTTGGTGCCACAGATCTTGTTCAGGTACTGATCCAGGGCAATACCAACTGTGCGAATGATATACTGTCCAGTGACAGTTATGCCCTCAGCGATACGGTCGTCGAAGTACCGGAAGTAGTAGTTGGCCCAGGCGCCAAATAGACTGTTGAGCTGGATCTTGCGGGCCATCTGGAAATTATTGAACTTGGCAATATCATTGTTATAGCGGGGGTCCTTGGTATCTTCATATTTCTTCTGAGCCTCAATCATTAACTTTTTATAATCCTGTCGGTCCTTGAATAACTTGGCCACAATTTCAGGAAACAATCCGCGTTTGTCACGACGGAAGTAATAGCCATTGGCACTCATGCAATAGTCTTTGTCTACCAGGTCTGCAGTATTGATATCACGCGCCAGCAGACCATCCACAGTAGTATTGACATGCGGGTCCTTGTCAGACATCACCAGACATTCTGGACTCATGTTATACTGCATGATGATGGATGGATACAGTGATGTGGCATCAAAGCTCACCACCCAATCATACTGGCCAGGTACTGGGTCCTGCACATAGGCACCTTCAATGCTGCGGTCTGGCCGACTGTTATCACGGGGATGCACCACAACATTCTGATCCCACAGATGATTGTACAGCACACAGTCCCAGGTGCGCACAGCACTAAACACATCACCAATGTTACACTTGGCATCATAGGCCATGGTCAGTGCCAGCTCAATGAGCTTCATTTTGTCTTCCAGCTGACTTACACGCTCCACGTCAGTGCGGTTATATTGCACAAACAATGGCCAGTCTTTGGTATAGAACTCCTTGAAGGTGTCATAGGGATTCTCCAGCTTGCCCACGCCCAACTCCACCTTACAGATATAGTCCAGCTTGTAGCTCTCCTGTGCATTGTAGGTAAACTTCTTGTACAGGTCCAGATAGTCCAGCTGAGTCACACCAGCAATCTCATAGGCTGACAACACCTTGTCGTTCATCTTGATCTCACGCTTGCGCACATTCTTCCAGGGGCTGAGCCTTTTAACTGCCTCCTCACCCAGCACACGGGCAATTCTGTGCACCAGATAGGGCACATCGAACAGGCCAATGTTCCAGCCAGTAATCACATCAGGAGTTCGGTGCGACCAGTCATTCAAGAATGTGGTGAGCATGGTGGTTTCACTGCCCAGCTTTTTAATGTCATAGGTTACAATGTCTTTGGTATTGTAGTCCTGAATGCTGATCAGCTGAACTACTTCATTGGCTGACTCAATGTCAGGAAAGCCATGCTCAGTTTCTGTTTCAATGTCTACGCTTCGGATGTCCATCAGACTCATGTCAAACTCAATGGTGCCTGGAAACATTTCTGTGATATACTGATACTGCCAGTTGGTATTGCCATGGATCTTCATATTGCTGACGTTGCCATAGCTCTTGACAAACTCACGGGCATCTGCAACATCGGCAAACTCTATGACCTCCAGGGGTTCGCCGAACAGATTGTGATACACAGTGCTGGCTTTCTTGCGCTGCGGAACGAATAACTTGGGCTTGAAATTGGGTTTTTCTTCAAAACGGCGACCATTATTGATGCCACGCACACAAATCGCGTTGCCCAATTGAACGACGCTGGTATAAAATTTCATAGATTCCTTGGAAGTATTCCACCATTATAAATACTATGGCACAGTTTGTCAATGTAAAGTTCAGTGTTGAGAGGCTGATTCACCGTTTCGCATTCCTCCTCGTGATATCCAACAATCCAGGGGAGGTAATATGGCGGAAATAAAACCGTTGTCACGTAGCGAGCGCGGAGCATAAGTGGATCCGCTAACCCTCTTTGCACTTGCCAACGGAGCCGTCACGGCTGTCAAGGCCGGCTGTAAGCTCTACAAGGATATCAAAGGCGCGGCCGGTGATGTCAAAGAGGTGTTGAAAGATCTGGACTCACAGTTCCACAAACTATATGACGGCAAGCCTGTTCCTCCTGCGGCCGTCAAACAACTCAACGAAGAAAAAACTCGTGTCCGAGATCTGAATGCCCGTGATGGAGAAACTACAGGTATATATCAGGAGATTGGCAATCATCTGGGTACATACTATGACAATCTCTACAAGTGCATGGCCGTGCTTGATGAAGAAGAACGTCGCAGCAAGACACAGATTTACGATGGTGATGCCAGTCTGGGCAAACGTGCACTGCAACGAGTGTTGATGAAAAAGCAGTTGGAAGCCATGGGGGTTGAACTGCGTGAGATCATGGTGTACCAGATGCCCAAAGAACTGGGTGCATTGTACACCGAAGTTGAAGACATGATGAAAACTCTGGGCAAGGAACAGAAGGTGCTGATTGCCAATCATATCAAAGTAGAACACGCTCGTGCTATCCAACGTCAGCGAAAATTACACCAGTTAAAAATCAAGATGTATTATGCTGTTGGAGGTGCTGTTGTCCTGGTATTCTGGTTGGTGTGCATGTATTTTGTGGTAGAGAACCGCAAGGCAGAATTTCCCGAACTGGGCGACGGCTGGTTTCCACATCGTGTCAGCAACTACGATTTAGTTATTACCGAGCGCAACAAGAAGTATTGGGCCGACAAAGACCGCGAATATCGCGACCGAAAAAATACAAAATAAGGTTAAACATGCAGGCAAAAACTTATCGCAGCATCTTTATCAGTGATGTGCATCTGGGCACCCGAGATAGCCAGGCTGAGAAGCTCAATAACTTTCTCAAACACAACACCTGTGAAACTCTGTATCTGGTAGGAGATATATTAGATGTATGGCGCATACAACAAAACAAATGGCGCTGGAAACAAAGCCACACCAACGTTGTAAGACGCATACTTGGCCACGCCAAGCGTGGCACCCGAGTAATCTACGTAGCAGGCAATCACGATGAATTTCTTCGCCCACTCATGCCCTATGGTATTAACTTTGGCAATGTAGAAGTGGTCAACCAATTTGAGCACATAGGCGCAGATGGCAAACACTATCTGGTTACCCATGGTGACCTGTTCGATGGCATTACCAGACTAGCCCCTTGGATAGCATTTTTAGGAGACAAAGCATATGATATCATCCTTTCTATCAACAGTAAGTTTAATTGGATTCGTCGCCGCATGGGTTTTGGGTACTTTAGCCTTAGCAAGTATCTTAAGCACAAGGTTAAAAAAGCAGTAGACTTCATCTTTCAGTTTGAAAAGAACCTGGTGGCCTATTGCAGGAAACGGGGCTTTGATGGTGTAATCTGTGGACACATACACCATGCAGAAATCAAAGAGATCGATGGCGTCATATATATGAATGATGGTGATTGGGTTGAGAGC